CGACATGGGTGGGCTCGACGACGATGGAAATCCTTTGGTCGCAGAGTTCCATGAGGCTTGGGATGCGGCGCTGGAAATCGGGAACGACTATCTCGAGAAAGAGGCCCAGCGGCGGGCTGTTGAGGGGTATGAGGAGCCGGTTGTCCATAAAGGCATTCAAGCATTCGTGCGGGATGCTGTGACGGGCGAGTTGGAACTCGACGCCAATGGAAAACCGATACCCCTCACAGTTCGGCGCTATAGTGATCGGATGCTGGAAATCCTGCTCAAGGCTCGCCGGCCGGAGAAGTTCCGCGAGAATATGAAGATCGAGGCTCACGTCACTGGTGGCGTGTTGGCCATTCCCCAGTCCGACCAAGCAAACCTCAGCGCGGAAGATTGGGCCGCGCGGTTCAAGGCGAACGAGGATGGCAAGACGATCGAAGGCACTGCCGTCTATCCTCACGAGATGCCACCCGATGAGGTTGACCCGGAAACGGGCCTGGAACGTCGGACTGGTTCTACCAGCGTGCGCGCCATCATGGAGCGTAAGATGGTTGAGCAGGCGATGGAGCAAGACCCTGAACTGGAGGCAAAGCAAGCGGCCTTCATGAAGTGGCATATGGAACAGGGCAAATCGCCAAAAGGCAAACCGTTGATGCAGTCTGGGCCGCGGGGCAAGGAATACAACATGCGCCCCGGCTTGACGGCGGCAGAACTCAAGGCACTCGAGGAGAGCGACATTGACCCACTTGCCTGACATTACCCCTGAGCAGGCCCTTGCGGTTCTTCTCAAGGATGCCAAACTCCAGCAGGCGCCGACATCTCGGCGCCCTCTTCCTTTGGAGGCTGTGATTGGCATTGGCAAAGACAATCATGCAATCGTGGCAATCCAGCCCGAAGACCTCGAAGCTCTGAACGCGCTTCTGGCGGCCGATCCAGTTTCCCCAGAGCCGATCGAACAGACCGACGGCCAAACGGTGCGCACCGACCTTAAGGATGGCAAGGTGGTGGCACTCGAAAGCTATCGGCCGACACCCGGTGAGGACGGAGACACTCCAGAAGAGCTTATGGCCTATGCGCTGCGCGAGTTGGAGCCGTTCATTGAACTGGCGCAGCAGGGCAAAATCAGGTCGTTGGTCGTCGCGGCGGAATTGACTGATGAACGGGCCAGCATCACCTATCCTGTTGGCCAGTGGGAACCGGGGCTGATCGCAGCAACAGAGTTGGTGCGCTTGCGCCTTCTGCAGCAGGGGTAGTCAATGAAGTGGTTTCTTGACCCAATGCTTTATGATGAATGGGAAAAACTCATGGGCGCTGCGTTCATGAGAACCTACTTCATTCGCTTTTCGCTTGTGGCGGGTTGCCGATGAGTGTCCACACAGACGCCTCCGCGCTAAAGGCTGGCGCACAACGCATTGAATGGCGTAAGACAGAAGACGGGCTCACCGCTTTTGTCATCAAGCCCAATGGGCGGCAAGAACGTGTGGTGTGGGCGCCACAACCAGGGAGCCAAGAGGCATTCCTCAGTTGTCCCGTTACAGAAGTGCTCTACGAAGGCACGCGCGGTCCGGGTAAGACGGACGCTCTCATCATGGACTTCTGCCAAGACGTCGGCAAGGGGTTTGGCGAAGAATGGCGCGGCATCATCTTCCGCAAAAGCTATCCTGACCTGCAGGATATTATCGAGAAGTCGAGGAAATGGATACCAAGAATTTGGCCGGGGGCAAAATACAACGAGACCAAGTCCTTCTGGGAATGGCCCTCGGGGGAGAAGCTCTACTTCCGCCAATTCGCCAAACCGGCGGATTACTGGAAGTATCACGGTCACGCCTACCCATTCATCGGATGGGAAGAACTGACGACGTGGCCGGACGACAAGTGCTTCAAGTCCATGTTTTCGTGCCTGCGCTCGACCAAAGTGGGAATGCCACGGAAAGTGCGGGCGACGACTAACCCTTATGGCGTCGGTCATAACTGGGTGAAGGCGCGCTATCGCCTGCCCGTTGCAAAAGGTCAGATCATTGGCACAATCATCAAGGACGCACGCGACGACAGCGGAGAGCTTGAAGCGCCACGGGTTGCCATTCACGGCTTCCTTGACGAGAACAAGGTCCTGCTCACTGCCGACCCAGACTATAAGCGCAATATCCGCACTGCTGCGCGCAACCCTGCAGAACTGGCCGCATGGCTCGATGGTTCGTGGGACATCATTGCTGGTGGCATGTTCGATGACATCTGGTTCATGGGCAAAGACTACATTGTGCTTGAGCCCTTTGTCATTCCGGCAAGCTGGCGCATCGACCGCAGCTTTGACTGGGGCTCCAATGCGCCGTTCTCCGTTGGTTGGTGGGCCGAGAGCGATGGCTCCGATTACACGGATGCCTTCGGCCACCGACGCTCAACAGTTCGTGGAGACCTATTCCGCATTGCTGAGTGGTATGGGTGGACCGGCAAGCCCAACGAAGGCTCACGTCTGCTGGCATGGGAAATTGCCAAAGGGATTGTCGAGTTCGAGCTGGAAATGGGATGGCGCCAACGACAGAACCGTCGCTGGAGCCGTGTGAAGCCAGGTCCTGCTGACAACGCCATCTTTGACGACGAGATGGGCCGCAAAAAGGACGATCCAAGCGCCAAGTCGAAGGCGACTGATATGGCTCAGCCGGTTCGGATCGAAGGCCAGCTTTATCAAGGCGTCTCATGGGAATACTCCGACAAGTCACCAGGCTCGCGCAAGCAAGGCTGGGAGCAAATGCGTGCAATGATGAAAGCAGCCATCCCGCCTGAGAAGCGTGATCCCCCTGAGGACGGTCTTCGAGAGAAGCCTGGGCTGTTTGTCTTCAACACCTGTGAACAGTTCATGCGGACAGTCCCGGCGCTTCCGCGTGATGAAGACGATATGGACGATGTGGATACGGATGCAGAGGATCACATTGGTGACGAATGCAGGTATCGCGTAAGGCACAAGCGGCGTAGTGTTAGGTCCGGAAGCACTACTGGTCATCATTAAGGGAGCCCCTGAATGTCAGTCGATGAAAAACATCCCAAGTATGATCTGTATGTCGAGGACTGGCAGCAGATGAGCGACACCTATGCCGGTGAGCGCACCGTCAAGGACGCTCGCGAGACCTATCTTTTCCCGACCGCCAACATGGTGGCCGATGGCATGACCAATCCGAACCAGCCCGGCTGGAAAGCCTATGAGGCTTATCGGAAGCGGGCTGTCTATCATGACTTCGTGAAGGACGCCATCAACATGATGGTGGACATCATGAACCGCAAGCCCGCGCAAATCAAGCTGCCGGCAAAGATGGAACCTCTGCGTGACAAGATCACCGCGGAAGGTCATTCGTTGAAGGCGCTGCTGCGGGAAATCAACTTCTACCAGCTTCTTCACTCTCGCTTCGGTCTGTTGGTCGACGTGCGCAGTGGAGAGGGACCTACAGCGCTTCCCTACATTGCCACCTACCAGGCGCCGACCATCATCAACTGGGACATGGGCAAGCGCGAGGACAACAAGTCCGACCTTGACTTTCTTGTGTTGGAAGAGACCGAGGTTGAACGTCAGGGCTTCAAGTGGGAAGAGCAGGACAAGTTTCGTGTCCTTCTCTCGCCGACGTCTGAAATGGTGGGTCTGCTTGATCCCAAGCAAGCCAAAGGCGGACGATCCGATCGCTTCTGGGCCGTTCCTGTTCGTGGCAAAGGTGGACTGATGGCAGGCGCCGCAGCAATCCAGCCGACCATTGCAGGTCGTGGCTTGCCCTACATTCCGTTCACCTTCATCAACGCCGGCGACTTGGAGAGCGATCCTGAGGCCCCGGTGCTCATTGGCCTGTCAAATCTGACCCTCGCAATCTATCGTGGCGAGGCAGACTATCGTCAGACCCTTTTCATGCAGGGCCAAGACACCCTGGTTATCATCGGCTCTGTCATTGATGAAGATGAGGGTGACCTCAAAGTTGGCTCGGGCGCTCGCATTGAGGTTCCTCTCGGCGGAGATGCCAAGTATATCGGCGTTTCCGCTGATGGCTTGCAAGAGCAGCGTGAAGCTCTGAAGGCCGACAAGGAACAAGCTGCCGAGCGTGGTGCTCGCCTTTTGGACTTCGGTGACACGGCCCGACAGTCTGGCGATGCTCTCCGCATCCGAGTGGCGGCCAGAACGACCACACTGCGCACCCTTGCCATTACCGGTGCTGAGGGACTTCAGCGTTCCCTGCGCCAAATCGCCGAGTTTGTTGGAGCCAATCCGAAAGAGGTCGAAGTTGAACCCAACTTGGACTTCACCGACGATGCCTTCACTGGCCAGGACATTCTGGAATACATGCAGGCAAAGGCACTTGGTGCTCCGCTCTCGCTGAAGACCATCCACAACAACTTCCGCAAGAAGGAACTGACCGACAAGACCTTCGAAGAAGAGATGGAAGAAATCGATGGCGAGCGCGAGCTTACCCTCGGCACCGTTCTGGACATCACCAAGGAAGAGCCAACGCCAGCAGGCGGTGGCGACAATCCAAGTCGTGGCCGTGGCAAGCCTCAAGACCCGCGCCAGAAGACTGACCGCACAACTCCTGGACCCAACAAGACCACGGATAACTGATGGAAAGCTTCGACGCCGTACTGGACTGGAGTATCATGCACCAAGTCCGTCTTATGCAACTCTCTGTGGGGCTTCAGCAGGAAGCTCTCGCAGAGATTGATGGGACCGAAGACGATGTGGCTGAAGTTGCCGCAGCGCTGGCAGTGTTCATGAATACCGTTGGCGGGCTTCGTGCTGATGATCCACGTGCCGTAGCAAGGGTTGGTGAAGCACGCCAGCGCTTGTTCACTTTCCGGCGTGGAGGTTTCCTGGCCGCTTTTGGCAGACTGGATGCACGCCTTGGCGAGGTCATGCGCTACGAGCTTCAATTCCATTCCGCTGTGCTGCGGGCTGGAGGACGTAACGTGACGGTGCCTAGCGCCGTATTTCAAGAGCCCGAGATTATGGGCAAGTCATTGAATGATTGGCGTCAGCGCCTTTTCAACAATGATTTGCACCGATTGAGCGAGGGCCTGACGCTCGGTGCGCGTCTCGGCGAGAACGAGGCAGCCTTGCGTGCTCGACTTGTTGGCCATAAGAGCTATGGCGGACGTGACGGGCTCACAGCCACTACCCGACGCGAGATGGATGCTCTCGTAAGAACGGCGACTGATGTCTTTGTGGACTTGGCTCGTGTTCACATTGCGATTGAGAACCCACTTGCTGGAAAGGAAATTTATGTCGCCCTCCTTGACTCCCGAACAACTGAACAATGCAAAGGACTACATGGACAGGTTTTTGCTGCAGGCGAAGGACCTCGGCCTCCTGTCCACTGGTATTGTCGTTCAACCCGCGTGCCGCTGGTCGGCGAAGGGCCCAATCGGATACCCCGTTATCGAGAATGGCTCAATCGTCTATCCACGGCAGACCAGAACGAGGTCCTTGGATCGAGACAAGCGCAGGCGTTCCGGGCCGGAAGGCTTGACCTGCAGAGTTTCCGCGAACCCAATTGGCGCGGAATAGATTTGGAGACCCTGGCAAAACGTGAAAGCCGGGTCTTTGAAGCCGCTGGGATGGATGTTCCGTTTCAGTAAACCGGCCCATGGGGCCAAAGGCGCATGGCGTCTTAACACTTAAGAGGAGCATACAATGCTTGAACTGCTTTACAATTCCGCTGACGAAATCCCTGAAGGCTTTGCGGACCTTTACACCGAGAAGGATGGCAAGTGGCATCTGACCGGCATCAAGGGCATGAAGACCGAGACCGATACGGCCAAGCTGTCCAAGAGCCTGCGCGAAGAGCGCGAGGCCCACAAGAAGACCAAAGACAAGCTGGCGAAGCTGGGCGGCGACGACGTGGACATCGACGAAGTGGTGGAACAGCTCGATGAGCTGGAAGACCTTCGTGCACGCATCGAAGCTGGCGAGGGCGGCAGGGTCGATGAGAAGAAGCTGCAGGAACTGGTGGACGCTCGCATGAAGCGGGAACTGAAGCCTCTGGAGCGCGAGCGTGACCAGCTCAAGTCGCGCAATCAGGAACTCGAGGCTGACGTCGGAACCCTGCGCACGACCATCAACAACGGCACCATCGAGAACCGTCTCCGTGAACTGGCGGCCAAGGAAAACGTCGTTGGCTCTGCAATGGACGACATTGTGTTCATGGGCACCCACATGTTCGAGGTTGCTGAGGACGGCGCCATCGTGGCCAAGGAAAACGCTCGCGGCGTTGAAGCGGGTATCACGCCCGACATCTGGCTGACCGACATGAAGGAAAAGCGTCCTCACTGGTGGCCGACGTCGCAAGGTGGTGGTGCTGGCGGTGGTGCTGGCGGTTCCGGCGGTGGCTCGAACCCTTGGGGTGCCAAGAGCTGGGACCTCGACGCTCAGGGCGCCATGGTTCGTCAGGATCGTGCCAAAGCCGAGCGCATGGCAAAGGCTGCTGGCTCCAAGATCGGCGCAATCGCTCCTGCAAGCTCGGAGTAAACGCTGGCTTACGGCGTTGGCGACCTAGCGCATATTCAGTAACCATAGGCACGCGGGCATGGCTCGCGTGCCGACATTCTACGAGGCTGTACATGGTTCCGGCACTCTCTTCACCTAGCTGGCCATGGTGCTCGGCTCAGGTCTCCCCCACAGATCAGAGCCAATCAAAGGAGCATTCCAATGGCTGTTACCAAAATCTCGGACGTGGTCGTCCCCGAAATCTACACGCCCTACAAGCAGAACGTGACCGAAGAAAAGTCCGCTCTGATCCAGTCTGGCGTTGTGGCCCGTGATGAGAGCATCGACGCTCTGCTGAACGGCGGCGGCCTGACGTTCAACACCCCGAGCTGGAAAGACCTCGACAACGACGAGGAGAACACCTCGACGGATAATGACACTTCCAGCGCTTTGCCGAAGAAGATCGGCACCCTGACGGAAATCTCCGTTCGCCTCTCGCGCAACCAAGCCTGGAGCGCTATGGACCTTGCCGCCGACCTCGCCGGCTCGAAGCCCATGACCGCCATTGCCAATCGCGTTGGCTACTATTGGACCCGTCGTCTGCAGGCCATGTTCATCGCTTCGATGCAGGGCATCTTCGCCGACAACGCTGCCGCGCCCTCCGGTTCGGAGCACGTCCAGGGCGACCTCACCAACGACATCTCGGGTGGTGCATACTCGGCTGGCGTGACTGACTTCTCCGCCGAAGCCTTCATCGACACTGCTGTGACGATGGGTGACAGCGCACAGGCGCTGGGTATGTGCTTCATGCACTCCATCGTGTTTGCACGGGCGCAGAAGAACAACCTGATCGATTTCATCCCTGATGCACGCGGCGAGGTGGACATTCCCTACTTCCTCGGTCGTCGTGTGATTGTGGACGACGGTCTGCCCAACCCGGCTGGCGCTGGCGCGGCTCAGACGGCCTCTGGCATCTATCACACCTGGCTGTTCGGCGCTGGCTCTGTTCGCTATGGTGTGGGCACGCCGGAAACGCCCTTCGAGACCGATCGTCTGCCCCTCGCTGGTGACGGTGGTGGTCAGGAATACATGGTTGACCGCGTGATGTGGTGTCTGCACCCTGCCGGCCACGCCTACGTGGGCACCTCGCCCAACGGCGGTCCGACCAACGCAGCCACGTCCAACAACCTGGCGAACGCCGGTTCCTGGCAGCGGGTTTTCCCCGAACGGAAGCAGATCAAGATCGCGCGGCTCATCACCCGCGAAAGCTGACCAAGCTGAGGGGCTGCTTTGGCGGCCCCTTTTCACACCTGGCTTCTGAAGGAGAAGACACATGACCAAAGGACTTGCTCGCTCCCTTAGCCGAGGCTCGGCTCTGGCGCAGCCCATCACGAAACAGTCGATCGCATTCGAGGACGTGACCCTCACGGTGTCCGCAACTCTCTTTGCTGCTGGTTTCGGCTCGGTGGCAATCGCAGACTTCCCCGAAGGCAACATTCTGTTCCTTGGTGCCACTTCCTACGTCAGCTTTGCGGGCTCTGGCTCCGATGCCAACCTGGTGGACACGTGGAATGGCGACTATTCCATGTCAACGGCTCCGCTTGCCGATGCGGCCATCGACGGGGACCCGGAGCGGAACATCATCTTCACGTCCGCCGTCGGGCCTGCAGGCTCGGAGGTTATCAGCCAAGTGCGTGGCGAGAAGGGCGGCGTGACCGTCTTCGACAACACGGATGGGTCGCTGGAAATCAACCTGAACCTGACC